GTACTCGATCACGACGGTTCCGGCGAAGGGCACGAGCCAGAAGACGAGCGTGCCGGTGGCGGTGGCGGTGTCGAGCGCGGCGGTCGGTACGACCTCCCAGGCTCTCACGCAGGGTACCGTATTCCCGATCACCCCGCTCTATGACGGCTCCGGCTTGGCGTCCCAGGCCAACCAGATCACGGTCGCGTGGTACCAGATCAGCGGGCGCGCCTGGACGCTGAAGACGGCGGTGCAGATCACGCCGAACACGGCGGGGTACATCTCGGGCACTGCGGGTCGTATCTACGGTACGGCATCGGCCGGCGGTGCGATCCTGGGGAGTCGGCTCGCGACTTCCACGACTACCTCCACCCAGAGCTTGGTGCTGGTCTACTATCCCAATCACGGCCAGCTTGAGGGTACCTGAGGTATGATCATATGTATCCCAGGCGCCCCTCAGGGCATAGGCAACGATTCTCTTTCGCGCAAGCCGCGGAGAATCGAAGCTAATCCAAACTGATCAACTGGAGCCTGGGTTCATATGCTTCATGTGTGCTGTGTCAAATGGGGAAAGATGTACGGTCCTGAGTACGTCAACATTCTCTTTGACTGCGTGCGTAGGAATCTACCCGCAGGCTTCGCAGGCGACTTCACTTGCTTCACGGACGATCCCACCGGGTTGGAGGCTGGCATCAAAATCAAGCCTCTGCCCGAGGGGGTTGAGGGATGGTGGAACAAGCTCTATTTGTTCTCGCCGGAGGCATTCCCGGCGGGGGAGCGCGTGCTGTATTTCGATCTCGACACGGCCATTACCGGGCCGCTCGATGAGATTGCGCGCTACGATGGGCCATTCGCCATTCTGAGGGATTTCTACCGGCCGAATGGACTTGGGTCTGGAGTCATGGCCTGGGAGTCAAGTAACTGCACACGCCTATTTTGGGAGAGATGGCAACAGCAGGGAAGGCCCCAGCCTGCAGGTGGGGATCAAGAGTGGGTTGAGCAATGCATTGCGCAAGGATGGAGCTGGCCGGTTGATCTATGGCAGGAGAGATTCCCTGGCAAATTCCGCAGCTACAAAGTTGACTGCCGCACGCAAATTCCACGTGGAACATCCGTAGTTTGCTTCCATGGATACCCAAAGCCTCACGAGGTTGTGTCGGGATGGGTGCCGGAAGTCTGGAAGGTCGGCGGCGGCTCAGCGATCGAGTGGGTCGTGCAGTCCAACGTGCCGGATGAGAAATTGCGCGCCAATGTGCTCTCGGCGATGGCGCGCGATTGCAAATGGGTCGAGCCTGGCAATGACGCGCGCACCGCGATCATCGTCGGCGGCGGCCCGAGTATCGCGACGAACCTGTTCTACATCCGCGGAATGCAGATGTCCGGAGCTAAGGTCTATGCGACCAACAAAACTTTCTCTTACCTCGTGGATAATGGCATCACTCCTGATGCTCACGTCATGCTGGATGCTCGGCAGGAGAATATTGAGTTTGTTCATGTGGGTGATGTGCCAAGATATTATGCTTCGCAGTGTCATCCTTCGGTACTTGCGGCGGCTGGCGACGAGCTGATCTGCTGGCACGCAGCCATGTCCTCCTATCAGCCACTGCTGGACAAAGCCGGCGTCCCAAGCATCGGCGGCGGCACCACTGTCGGTATGAAGGCCATCGTCCTCGCCTACTTGCTCGGCCACCGCCACATCAACCTATTCGGCTTCGACTCGAGTTACGACGACGGCGCGCACCATCACGCATACCCTCAGTCTCTCAATGACGGCGAGAAAACGCTCGACGTTCGCGTAGGTGGACGCTCCTTCCGCTGCGCACCCTGGATGGTCACCCAAGCAGAGGACTTCAAAGAGCATGTCCCGCTGCTCCTCGAAAACGGCTGCACTATTCGCGTGTTCGGGGACGGCCTCATTCCGCATATTGCTTCGCTTCTTAAGCCTCCGACCGTGGATGAGAGGGCTCAGCAAATCCTGGCGTGGCTCAAAGATATCCCACACCCGGAAGGAGCGGAGATCGGCGTGTTCACTGGCGCGCTATCCCAGCGGCTTCTGCTCAATCGCCCCGATCTGAAGCTGCTGATGGTGGACCCGTGGGCGGCTGGCAATGGAGAGGATGGCCTCGGCGAGTTCCATGGGTCACTCAGTCAGGACGAGCAGGATCACTACTACGAGGCCACTCAGGCGGCTGTGCAGTTTGCCGGCAAACGCGCGCTGATCCTCCGAGAGACGTCGCTTTCTGCCTCGGTGGACGTGCCGGATGGAGCGCTAGACTTCGTGTTTATCGATGCCGACCACTCTTACGAGTGCTGCTTAGAGGACATCAAGGCGTGGCTGCCTAAAATAAAACCGGGCGGATTCATTTCCGGTCACGACTACGAAAACCCCAATTATCCGACCTGGGGCGTCAAGCGCGCTGTCGAGGAAGTGTTTGGTACAGTCGATGTCGGCGCTGATTTCTGTTGGAGAAAATCACTATGATCGTAGAACTTACGGACGGTGTAACTAGATTTTTCAAGTCCGATCGGGAGAATATCTGGTACGTGGGAGAGGTGGAAGGTAACGGATGCCTGACGGTTTACCGGGAATGGGACGGAGGCGTTTGCTCAGGTAGGAATGCAGAGGCCAGCTTTGCTCCTGGAGTATGGCGACAGTGGTTTGACGAGAAAAACAATGCTCCAGTCTTGAAAGAGAGGTCAGCATGAGTATCGATCTGCCTCAGTTCGCGCCGCCGCGCACGCTCGAAAGCCCGAAACAGGACTTCAGCAAGGTGCTGTACGGCCTCTCCGGTGAAGGCGGAGCAGGCCTCGATGGCGAGCTGATCGTTGAGTTCTACATCAAGCCGTACCCGATGGAGTACCTCACGGAAAGCATGGGGTTCCCCATATTCCAGGACCGCATTTGGGTGCGCATCGTGGCGCCGGGCAATAGCAAAACTGTCTGGGATACGCTGGCCTCCGGCATCGAATACGACACCGCGATCGATCCAGACTCCGGCGAGTACCACACTACTTGGGAAGTGCTACAGCAGTGCGCCAACGGCGATCAGCCCGATACGGCCAAGTACCCGAAGGCCTGGGCGCGGTTCATGCGCCGCGGCGAGAAGGCCGACGATGGCTGGCCGATCGAGGAATGGGGCGTCGTTACTCGCTCCTACGCCGAGTCACTCAAGCTGCTCAGCATCCCAACTGTCGAGGCGCTGGCGGCTCTCTCGGATGCCAATGCGGCCACCATCATGGGAGGGCGAAAATACCGAGACCTGGCAAAGGCCGCGGTCGATGAGCGCGCCCGCAATCGCATCGTCGCGAGCGAGCAGGCCAAGGCATCTCGTGCCGAGGAGAAGGTCAATCTCCAGGACGAGAAGATCAAGCAGCTCGAGGCGACTATAGCCAACATGCAGACTCAGTTTGCGCAGGGCATGCGCGCTCAGGCTCCGGTCATTCAGCAGCAAGGCGCGCCACCTCCCGCGCCGGCCCTGAAGACTGCATCCGTGAAGACCTCGAAGCGCACCCGTGAGATCGTGGATGCCGGGGAGCATTCGGAGAATGCCTGATGTCACTCCTGACCATCGTCCAGCAGGCCTTCGGTGAGATAGGGCTCGCTCCGCCGGCGACTGTCGCCGGTAACACCGACTCGAATGTCATCAAGGCGTTCGCGCTCGCCAATCGCGCTGGCTTCGAGTTAAGAGATGCCACCAAGGCGGCGGATCACTGGCCGACTCTGCGCAAACAGTTTCTATTCGACCTGATCGGCATTGGCCCGTTCACGGGCACGTTCACTGCCAACTCTCCGGTCATCACGAATATCACCGGCACGAATCTGGCCGGCGTTCAGGCCGGGTGGCAGGTGTCCTCGACGTTCGCGCTCAATGACTCCATGGTCGTTTCAGTCAATGCCGGCGCGGGCACTGTGACGATGTCCCAGAACTCCACTGTGCCCACTATCAGCGTCACGGGTGTCGATTCGTCGCTCGCGTTCGGGCAGGAGTCGTACCCTCAACCCTCTGACCTCAACTACTTCATCCCGCAAACGGGGTGGGATCGCAACTTCCGCTGGCAGCTCCTCGGGCCGGTCAATGCTCAGGAGTGGCAGGTACTCAAGTCCGGCATCAGTCCGGTAGGGCCAAGACTGAGATACCGGCTCACCGACGGACAGATCTTGATCAACCCGGCGCCCTACGTGCCGACCGGCCAAGCCAGCCCCATATCGGACCAGCTTGTATTCGAGTACGCGTCCATTAACTGGGTGGCGGTCGCCGCGTCTCCTGCAGTCGCTGTCCAGTCGGCATTTGTGCTCGATACGGATGTTTCGGTGCTACCCGAGGATCTCATTACGCTATCGCTCAAGTGGCGCGTGCTCAAGGCGCTCGGCATGGCGTACGCCGATGAGTGGCAGGAGTATGACGACAAGCTAGCGACGGTCACCGGTCGCACGGTTATGGGCCGCAATCTGCCGCTCAATGCTCGCGCCTCGGGCATCAGGCTGCTGAACTCCCAGAACGTGCCCGACACGGGGTTTGGGTCATGAAGAAACCCCGCTACGTCGTATGTCCAGATTGCGGAGGCAGGTTCATGCACGTCGATGAACTGCCATGCCTTGGGTGCGGGGGCGCCAAGAGGGTCGTACGCCCCGATCTATGGGCCAGATTCAATAGACGGCTACGAGCGTAGTGCATGCCACGCGCCTCAGCCATCCGTCAAATGCGTCTCCAGCAGGCGGCACAGCCTGAAGCTCAGGGCTATACGCTCGCCGCACCTGTCGGCGGCATCAATGCACGAGACGCCCTGGCGAACATGCCCGAGACGGATGCGATCGTCTTGGACAACATGTTCTGCCAGCCGAGCTGGGTTGAGCTACGGCGAGGAAAGTCCACTCTCGCGACATTCGCCGGTAACGCGCTTTCAGTCATGGCGTACAACGCCCTGAACGCCCTGAACCAGCTCTATGCGGGCGCAATCTCTGCGGGCGTTGGATCTATCTACCGTGTGGACAATGCGGGTGGCGGGTCCGCGGGCGCGGCTGTCGTCGGCGGCGTCGGCAACACCGTCCAGGCGGTCACCAATGTCCAATACGACTGGACCATGTTGGGCACGGGCAGCGCAGAGGCGTTGGTACTCGTCAACGGCGTTGATAATCCGCTGATCTACGATGGGACATGGCATTCGATCACGGGAGTTAGCTCGCCATACTCTTGGACGTCGGGCCCCTCGCCGCTCACGTCGCTGAGTCAGGTTGTCAGATACAAAAGCCGCCTATGGTTCGTGCAGGCCGGCACGCTAAACGTGTACTACCTGCCTCAGAATGTCTTTGCCGGCGCTCTAACCCTCCTTCCGATGGGTCCGAATTTCAACCAGGGCGGATCACTGGCCTGCATCGCGACCAACAGTGTCGATAACTCGGCCGGCATTACTGACTATATCGCGTTCGTGTCGACTCAGGGCGAAGTGGTGATGTTTCAGGGATTCGATCCGGCCCAGTCGTCGACATGGTTCGAGGTAGGACACTTCCAGATTGGCTCACCACTAGCGGTCGGGCGCCGCACATGGGCCAAGATTGGCTCGGATGCGGCGCTGTTGACGACTGATGGCCTGATACCCATCTCGAAGGCTCTTGTCACCGATCGCTCTCAGCCAACCGTCGCCATCACCGATAAGATCCGCACAGCGATCAATACTGATGCCCAGTCGTTCGGCAGTCTATTTGGGTGGCAGGTCGTTCTGTATCCGACGGGGCAGAAGATTGTCGTCAATGTGCCCACGGCGGCAACTACGAGCTTTCAATGGACGCAGAACACGATCTCCGGAGCCTGGAGCACGTGGGGGCAGCTCAATTCGTCGTGGAACCCCTTCTGCTTCGAGTTGATGAGCAACAACATCTACTTCGGCGCGGCGGGATACGTTGCGCAATGCGATGTTGGAAATAGCGACGATGGTAATTCGTACATCGTAACCGCTCAGCCGGCATTCTCGTATTTTGGAGACCCAGAGCTACTCAAGATCTATACGCAGTGCCAGCCCATATTCCAGGTTGGAGGATCTCTCACGGTTGTCATCAATCTACTGACCGACTTCAGCGCGACCGCCTTTCCAGAAACAGTCCCGGTATCGACCGTGACCGGTGCACAGTGGAATGTCGCGATGTGGAATACATCTCTGTGGGGAGATAACCAACGGATCGTAAAGCCATGGATAGGCCTCAACGGAACTGGCTACTCATCCTCCATGCAGATGAAAGCCAACGTCAACGGCGTCACGGCAAAGTGGCAATCAACCAACTTCCTATACAAGAAAGGCAGCCTGTTCTATGGGTAGGTTCATCATCGCCAACGACAAGCGCGTCGCAGAGTGGGTCGCATCCAAGATCGACATCTTCGAGTTTGGAAGCACTCCCTACACCGCGATCGGCCTTGCGAATGAGACCGGCGCGCTGCTGGCGGGTGTGATCTACCAGAACTACACCAAGACCGACATTCACATGCATGTCGCCGCGCTGCCGGGCCGGCGCTGGCTCTGCAAGTCTTTCCTGGGGGAAGGGTTCCGCTACCCCTTCGAGCAGCTCGGGTGCCGGCGCGTAACCGGCGTGGTACCGGGTAGAAACCTACAGGCGCAGAGATTCGACGAGCACCTCGGATTCGTACGCGAAGGCTTGGTACGCAGCATCCTGCCAAACGGGGACGATCTGATCATCTATGGCATGCTCCGCGAGGAGTGCCGATTTCTCAATGTGGGGCGATTTTATGGGCGCAAACAATTTTCGACCCGCGACGAACGGTGGCAACGTGAAGCCGCCGGCCTACAGCCCGCCCGCGGGCACGGCTAGCGGCATCCCCGGCGCCAGCTATCCTGTCATGGGATCGGCGCCGATCACGAACATGCAGCCTCGGTACTCGGTACCGGGCGAGGCGCAACTGCGGCCGGGTGTCGGCCAGCCTCCTCGAGGAGGATCTCTACCGCCTCTCAACCAGGGACAGCAGCCGCCCATTGGGAATAGGCCGCAGATGCTCGCCAATGCCCTCGGGCAAATGGGTGGCGGCATTGGCTCTCCTGGCAATCAGAGGGCGGTGATGTAATGGGCGGCAAGTCGGCGCCGAGCGCGCCGGATCCGTATCAGTCGGCGCAAGCTCAATACCAATACGGCACTCAGGCGGCTAACTACAATGCGGCGCTGGGAGATGTGAATCAGGTCACGCCGTTCGGCTCGACTACCTGGAGCGTCAACCCTTCCGGTATCGGCGCTACTCCCTACGGAGGAAGTGCCGGCACCCCGGCCCTGGCGCCATCGCCCTATCAAGTCCCACCGTCTGGCATCGGGGGAGAGCTTAGGGGTGTCCAAGGGTATGGAGGAGCGCCGCCCGGGTATGGGTCTGGTACGGTACCGACAGGTAATTTCAACGCAAACGACTCGATCGCTCCGCAGTACACCGAAACACAGAGCCTGTCTCCGGTCGAGCAGCAGATGCTATCCCGGAGTCAGGGTCTCGCCTTGCAGTCACAAGGGCTAGGTCAGGAGGCGGGCTCGAACGTCGGGCAAGTGTTGAATGGATATCAGATGCCCACCGAGGGGCAGAACGGGTTGTTTGGCGAGCA